ATTTTTGAAAAGGAAAATATTGATGATGTAAATCTTGATGATGATCAAATTTATGGAAGTCCAAAGAAAGAGGAGGAGTATGATCCAAATGAAGATATGGATCATTTTCTATATTTATTGAGATCTCATTTTAAAAATTTAGGTATATCTGATATTCAGGTTTCTATGGATGCTGATTTAAATGTTGAAATATATGCTATTCTTAACAAAAGGGAGAAAATTAAAAATCTTCTTAATATATTTAATGCTGTTCAGAAAGTTAGTACTGATTTATTACCACAATATGATTCTGAATTTGAATTGTATGAAAGTAAGTCTGGTGATCCAGTTTTACTTTTCACGTTTTGGTGAGGGCGAGGGGGATGATGATGCTCCATTTTAATTGACTTATAAAAAAATCCCACAATTTGTGGGATTTTTTAATTATTATTTAATCCGAACCAATTTATACCATCATTTTTATATTTTGACCTACCCATCATCTGTTTTCTAACCCTTAGGACTTGTGAGTAATCAACTCCTTCTACATATTCTAAATTTTTCAGAGATTCATTGATATATGTTGTGAAACTTTTATCTGTCATATTATTTAGGAATTCTTCCACCATCTCTTTAAAATCGTGTCTTTGGAATATTGATGTTGAATTTACCACTGTCATCACTGTATCATCGTGAGTTCCACCATCTCCTTTGTATATTGTATTTCCAGCCGATGTGGTATGTTTGACAAACGTGGTTATTTCTCTTATATTATCTTCATTGGTTATTAGGAAGCCTTTATTTAGCATTATATCTTGATAATCTTTAATCATTAAATTTTTATTTTCCCCGACTTTCAATCCTATTTTTTCTTCAATTGCATCAGCTCTATGCTTGTATCTAAAAAATATTGAAGATCCATAATTATTATTACCATCAAATACATGTGGTATTTCTGCCAATAATGTATTGCCATAATTATTTAATTCTAAAACTACTTTAACATTTTCTGGATTTAAATATTCAAATACTAACAAATATAGTAATTCCGATAGTTGTTTAACTGAAACTAAATTACTTCTAAATATTCCAACCTGTTCTAATCTAAAAAAATCAACAATTGATTTATATGATGGTTTTTGTAGTTCTATTAATTCCTTTGGCTTTGGTGATATTTTAAATATATTAATTATTGAATAGTCTTGACCTAGTCCTTCTGATATATCGACTGATAATATCATTTTATAATCTCTTCTTTTTATGGGTAAGAAAACGCTCTCATCATCTATCCATTTTAATCCTTCGTAGCTAAATCTTAATTTCCTATCAAATTCTGGTATTTTCTCAAAAACATAATTCTTTTTAGACTTCAATAGTTCATCAATTATATTTTCATTTAGTAATGATTTGCTTGAATTAATAAATCGTAATCCATACTCCTGATTAAATGCGTCTTCCCCTCCAATATCTTTCATTGCTTCTTCTTTCCATGTTGTTAGTTCAGCTATTGCTCTTATTGGTACATCAAATCCATTTTTATCAACAAATGTCATATTTTTAACATCATCATCGGCGCATATATCGTTGTTATAAACATTAATAACATCTTTTTGGAGATCTAAAATGAATTTCATTTCAACTTTTGTTAAATGTCCCCATTTTTCCTTCACCATTTGAAATATTTGATCTTTATCAACACCATAATCATGCATCTTATGTGTATTTAGTCTAATATATGTTACAAATCTACCTGGAACTTGATGCCAATAGACACGCATAGCTTTATAGTTATTTCTTTGTGGGTCACCCTCTGGTCTCTCAGCGTCGGTTAGTAATTTATGAAATAAATTCATACCATTTGGAGTTGATGTTATTATAATCTTAGAGTTTTGAACGGCTGATGTTACTGGAAATGCAGCTGTGTAGTATGGTACTATAATATTTGCAGGGATGTGGGCAAATTCATCTAAAAATAAAACGTCAATTGTGAAACCTATGGCAGGTGTTTTTGTTCTAGTTGCTGTTTTAATTCTGCACCCATTATCAAATGATACTGATTTTTGATTCCAAACTTTAATACCAGGTTTTAAGAAAAATGGTAATAGAGTGTATATTGATTTTATCTTATCTATGATTTCTACCGCTGTATCCCCCTTATTTGCTACAATCATTACGTTTTTATCATTGTTGAATAAAATAGTATGTAATATGAATATTGCTGAAGATACTGTTTTACCCACTTGCCTACTTGCCATTAATATATTAAATCTATTATTTACGAAGTTATCCAATATTTCTTTTTGATAATCTCTTAAATTTATAAATGTTATTGATCCATCTTCTGTTTTTGTTTGGCAATATTTTTCAGTGAAGTAATGAACATCTAATGCACATTTGATATATTCTGATTGTTCATCCGGTGTCATTTTAAATACCACCCCAGCTCTTCTAATACCAACTTCACTTTTTAACCATGGGTTTTGGAACCTCTTTAAAGATATACCATCATTAATTTTATATGTTGCATCATCCACTAATTTTGTGGTGAAAATCATTTGTTTCTCTATCTCTTTCTTAACCATATGTGTTTGTATATATTGATTATTAAAAATGGAAAAAATACATTTTATTTATTAAATATATAGTTGTATATATGGCTAGAAAAATAGGAGTAAATAAGTCAAAAGTTGGATTTTCGGTGGATAGGGACACATATGCTGAATTTGAAAAATATTGTGATGACAATGATATCAATAAGTCCAAATTGGTTGAAAGAATGCTTCGTAAATTTCTAGAAGAGAAGTCTAAAATTATAGAAAAAGAAATTATTTAATTATGTCTAAATCAGAAGATGAGAAAAATAGAATTCAAGATGAATTTAATCAGATTCAATCTGAAAGTGGTGAGTTTGATATATCTAAGCATTTGGCTAGACCTGAAGATCTTCCAGATCTTGGCTCCATAGAGATATATGACTATGATAGTGATTTAACAGCGGCATCACAACAATCAATGGAGGTTTTAGAATCTCTCGTTGATTTATTTTTAGGTGATGTTCCACATTTGAAAGATCATCCGTATATAAAGAAGAAGATGCAGGATGATGCTATGGTATATAGTGAAACAATATTCTTACAAAGAATGACTAGAAAAGCATTTCTGACACAGATGAGGGGAATTGATAATGGTGATAATAGTGCTAGAATGTATGAAGTTTTAAATCAGACAATTTGTCAAATTAGAGAAAATGCAAAATTTTCATCGACTCAAAAAACAGAACTTGAAAAATTCTATAAGGAATTGAGAATAAATATGGGTTATAATGAAATTGAAAATTCAGCTAATAAGGTAACTGAAAATATTGATACCAATGATGAGATTAAGGAGGATGGTTTGGTTACTGACAATAGAAAGTTAAATGAAATGATTAAAGCAGCTATGATGAAAAAAGATGAGAAAAAATAATTATTTTTTATAATTAAATTTTTCAAATGCTTTTATTAAATGGCTCCATTCTAAATTAACTCTAGTTGTTTTAAATTTATTAATATTATTTGGTGTTACTTCATTGATAACTAATGTATTATCACCTTTTAATATATCTTTAATTTTCAATTTTACACTTTGTTCGGTATTTGATATTAACATTTGTAATAATGGGTTACATTCTATTGCCATATTAATCGATTTTAAGTCATCATCGTAGAATTTAACTTCATCATATTTAGATATTGGATCATTAATAAATTTATCACCATCTGTTTTGAATCCTATAAGATGTTGTAAAAGTAGTCTAACTTTTTTATGAGCAATATTATCTTCATCTCTATTGAAAAAAGTTTCTGATATAAAATAATAATTTTTTATTGTTAATCCATTTTCCTTTAATTTATCTTCTATTTTAGATATCATCGTTTCATAATTTACTTTATTGTTTTTTGAACATATAAAATAAATATCATCATTTGTGTTTTTAAGATGAATTATATTCTGCAGATTTATATCATAATCAATATTCTCAATTACTTCCTTATTTAGAAATTCTTGCATAGAGAAGCTTAGATTTGATATATCTGATTTGTGATTTTTACACTTTATCTTTAATTTACCTATTATTTCTTTTGGGAAATAATAAGATTTACCATTTAAATCAATTTTAGAATTTTGACTTCTATAAATTCCACTTCTGATCAAATTAAAGTCCGATTGGGATATTTTCATAATAGGTATATTTGGATTATTTTTATCTATAATCCATACTTTATTATCAACTGTGAGTATTGTATCTATATCAAAAAAATGTGATGATTTCATATTAAAAATATTTATTTATTTTTGATTTGAATTCCATTGGTGTCCAATTTAAATCTCCTTCATATTTTTTATCAGTCCATGTTACTGATTGACTATTTTCTCTACAATTTCTACATTCTGTTGGTTCTGATTTATTTCCATTTTCATCAACTATGAAATTGAGTTCGGTGAATGTGAATTGTGCCTTACACCATGGATTTTTACATACTGATCTAAATACTTCCATAATACTATATATCATTTTTTACTTCATCATTTGGGTAAGTAACTGGTAAATCAACAAATAAATTATATTCCCTTCCTCTTCTTAATTTTAAACCGGGTCTTTTTTTACTTATACCTGTGGTTTTGATCAACATTGATGCTTTATCAATTTGATTTTCTTTTATTTTTTTAATAAATCTAGTTTTTCTCAATTTTGATATTCCCATATTAAATGCCATTGATACCAGAACATCAAATTGATTTTGAGTCACTTTAATATAAATTCCTTCTTTTTCCCATTGATTGAACATCCTTCTAATTCCTTCTGAAGCTATATTTATATCTTGATTTAATAATCTATTAGCCTCTTTTATATCTATTTCATCACCTATGTCGTAGTTTGATGATTCAATTGGTTCAGCGTGTCCATATCCAATTGTTATTTTATTATCACCTAATTTATAAGCTTTTAATTTTAATTTTTCCTCTTTTTTAATATGATTTAATCCAATGTGACTTAGTGATAGGGTTGATGGGTCTTTATATTTATTAATTGCATCAATTAATATTTCCTTTTGATTTGGTTTTATATCATTTCTAAGTTCAATAAAATTGACGGCCTTTTGAGTTGGTAGTGTTGTTAATAAACCACATGCTAAAACTGTAGCTAATTTTTTATTTGAATTATCTTTAAAAGAGTTAAATAATGATTTAATATTTAATTCTTCTAAAATTAAATCATCATTAAATTCATTATAATTTTTTAAATATTCCATATGATATATATTAAAAATTAAAACCCATCTTTTGGATGGGTTTTAATTCATTTAATCATATTTCTCTTTATTGCGAAATTATATAAAACTGGTAAGTTTAAATGTTTATAAAATCTATCTCTTATATCTTTTAGTTTTTTTGATTTATTTACAATATTTAGAATTGTTAATCCAAATTCTTCTTGGAATTCAAGGTAACAATCACACCATGGCTTATTATAGTGATCTAAGATTTCCCATTCATAATCACCACCAGATAACCAAAATAATGATTTTTCTGGATCTATCTGATTGAATGACATTTCTTTTAATTCCAATTCCCAAACTGGGCTATTCCAATCTACTTTTCTCATTAATAATGATACTGCTTCTGCTACATCTTCTGTTAATTCATTTCCAATTTCAAAAAAATACATGCTATTTTCTTTTTTAATAGAAACAATGTTGTCTTGATAAACATTGATTATAGATCCTTTTACTTTTACTTTAAGATCTTCTTTTCTTTTTTTCATAAAAAAACTTATTTTTTATATCTTATTTAAGATTAGATTCTTTCCATTTTCCTTTAAAATTTCCCTTTTCAAATATTCCATTTTCCCAATTGCCGTGAAATTCACCATTTTTGAATATACCATAATGCCAATTGCCATTATAATATGATCCATCATACCATATAAGTGTGTGATTTTTGATTTCTATTTTTGCATTTTCTATTTCAGAATCGATTAACCAGAATAGGTTTTCTTTTTCAAGGATTTTATTTATTATAGACTCGTTGTGATAAGTCTTTTCCTCGTACTTTAATTCAATATATTTCATAAATTGTAATAAAATTTATATCATATATATTCTTATTTTTTTATGATAAAAATATTAACCTTCATTTTTTTAAAATTTGAGTGTTAATTAATTGTTAAAATAAA